TATTTTTCCCAACCACCTATTTTTTCTGGTCTGCCTTTTCTAAATCTAATTTTATCAGCATCAAACCAACCATTTTCATTAGAATAATTAGTTCCTTCTTTGTTTATTCCGGGTTTAAATTCAAACTTTGCAAACGGCATAGTTATACCTCATGCCATTCTTTGCCTTCAAATAGTAAGGCTTCTGCTTCTCGTCTTCTTATTAAACCTTGTAATACTTTACCACCTGCTTTATTCCATCTTTTTATTTGTGCAGGAACTCCTTCATAATCTTTATTGTTTAATACTTTTAATAAAGTAGAGTTTTTTAAATTAGTTTCTCCAAGATTAAATGTCCATGATATAAGAGCATCAAATTGATTTTGTTCTAAATTTACTTTTACAAGTTTATTTATAGCTTCTTCAAATACTTCTACATCTTCAAGCAATAACATATCTGCTCTTTCTTGGGATATTTTCATACCTTCGTTTACTCCATCAGTACTTCCATATCCTATAGTCCAAACACCGGCAGCACATTTATAAGCTTCAAGTTTACAACCTTCAAACTTTTTAATTAAAGATAATCCTTCTTGTGATGTTTCCATTTTATTCTCCTTTGTTACTGGAATTAGATGCTCCAAAATAGAACGAAATAATTGCACTTGCTAATCCTCCTAAATAACCTAGCACTAAATTTATAAGTGCTTCAGAGTTTTGTTCTGGTGGTTGTAGTGTTACTAAAAATATGTATCCAAGAAATCCAGCTATAGTTACCAAACCAATAATACGAGCAGTCCAATCTTTACTAAACATACTTCTTGCGTGTTGTTTTTCTTGTGCTTCAAGTTTAAAAACATCTACATCTAGCTCTTTCATTTGTACTTCAAACTCTTGTTCAGCTTTTTTTAACTGTAACATTTGTTCTGGTGTTGCATTTTGTACAGCTTTTTGCACAGATTTTTGGTCTGCTGAACAACCTAATACTTCAGCTATTTTGCCTAAAGCCATATTACCCATTGGTCCTGCTATTGCTGTTCCAAGTGTAGGAGCTACTGCACCAACTATATTTTTTAATAATCCTTTCATTTTTATACCAACATACTCGTTACTACTGCGATAGCTAAAGCACCAAGAAATCCAAATACTCCAAAGGTTGCCATTCGCATTGTGTTATTAATACTACCTATTTCTTGTTTAATATCTGAAAACTCATTAAAAGCTGTTTTCCATCTTTCTTCATTTTCTTTTTTTGATACAGCTAAATCTTCAGCTACATCTCTTACAGTTAATAATCTATCCATGTTCGTTTCCTTGTATAGTATAAATTTCTATTGCTTTTTCTTTTCCTTTTACTTTAATAGGTTTTAATTTTTCTAATTTTATATCTGTTTGTATTGCAGTATTTTTTGNTATTACTATATCTTCTCCTACTTCTTTACAACTGCTTTCCATTCTTGCTGCTAAATTTACTGCATCTCCTATAGCTGTATAATCAAATCTAGTTTCAGAGCCCATATTTCCAATAACAGCATCTCCACTATTTATACCTATACCTATTTTAATATTAAGATTAGCTTCTTGCATTTGTTTTTTTATTTCTATAGCTGTAAGTATAGCTCTATCTTCATGCATATCTATATTTATAGGTGCATTAAATATAGCCATCATTGCATCACCAATATACTTATCTACCATACCACCATATTTTTTAACAGCATTAGCTTGTATGGTTAAAGCTTTATTCATAATTTCTGTTACTTCTTCTGGTTCTAATTTTTCTGACAAGCTAGTAAAACCTCTTACATCTGTAAAAAGAAAAGTACAATACTTTCTTTCTCCACCTAATTTAAGTAATTCTGGATTATCTTGAAGTTGTTTAACTTGTCTTGGGTCAAGGTAATGTTCAAATTGTTTTTTAATTTGTTGTCTAAGTTTATATTGCTCTCTAAATCTAAGATAAAAAGCTATAGCTCCTGTTACAAATTGAGATATTAAACTCCAAGTAACATCAATTAATAAACCTTTTTGTATAAAGTAATAACCTATACTAGCTGTAGTAAACATAGATAATAAACTTAATACTATTCCCCATGTTATGCCAAAATAAAATAATACAAACCAAACAATAACAACACTTAATATAAATATTAACAAGTTAATACTTATTGCCCAGTCAGGTATATAAGGACTATCTTGTATTAATATACTTTCTGCTAATGCTGTTTGTATTTTATGTGGCTCTAATAATCCAACTGGTGTTGCTATTTGTGGCATTACTCCGTTAGCTGTTACACCTACAAATACAAACTTACCATTTACATTCATTTCTTTTAAAGTGGTTTGTTCTGTATTTATCCAACTAATCCACTTGCGACCAAGACTATCTGTTTTAACTGGTGGTATTCCTCTTATTGATATTTCTGATATACCATTATCATTAGTTTTTATAATGTAAGTTTTTACATTAAATAAAGCTTTATATATTTGTGTACCAAAACTAGGTATCCATTCATTATCAGGTGTTTTAACTAAAAGAGGTATTCTTCTTACAAGCTGGTCTACATCAGTGGGAGCAATGGCTAACCCTTGTAGTGTGTGAGAGGATAATGTTGATAGGTTTTCCTTCACTCCCAAACTAATTATACCACCATTATTTTTTCCAAGTATAACTGTGCCTGTTGCTTTTGGATAACTACCTTTATTATCTTCAAACATAGCTATTACAGATGGTGCATATCCTAAAGACCTTGCAAAAGTTTCATCTCCACCCATTCTATCTGGTTGAGGAAATGATATAACCCAGCCTACACCTAAAGCTCCTTTGCTTATAAGCTCCATTTGTATTTCAGCAAGTCTTTGTCTTGGTAATGGATAACCACCCTCTTGTTCTACATCTTCTTCTGTAATATTAAGTATCACAAAATTACCTGATGGCTCTGGTGTTTTTATTAAAGCATCAAATGTTTTTAATTTTATTATTTCTGTTGGAGTTGATTGAAATAAAATAGGCAAACTTAATATTATAAGTATTGGTATTATTAATTTTTTCATCAATCACTTTGAGTAATAGTAATAGTGCTATCACTTCCTCCATTAATTTTTACAACATTTGATATACCATCTTGTATAAATATTACTGTATAAGCGTTACTTCCATCTAAATCTAACCTTACTGACTCATTAACACTTCTACGCAAACTTATAACATTACCTGTTATTAATGTAGTTATTTGTGTATCTGGGTCTTTACCTAATAGTGTTCCTGTTATTTGTGTACTTGTAGCTTCAGCTAAAGCATCTTCATCTTCTTTAATAGCTAAAGCATCTAAAACATTTAATAAATCTTCAAGATAATTTACATCTAAATAATTTATATCAAGTTCTGTATATTCTAAATTATCTTCTGCAAAAAAATCTTCTGCTAAATAATCTATATCTAAATCATTAAAATCTAATACACTATCTGTTTTAGTTGATGTACTTTCTTCTTCTACTAATACTTCTTCTTTAGGTGGTGTAACAATAAGCATATTGTCTATTACATCTAAAGTTAAATCTAATATTACAGGTTTAGTTGGAGCAGACTCAAATACGCTTACTGTAGTCGCTTCATAAGGTTTATTTAATACAACAGTACCCATAGCAGTAACTACTTCTATTTCACCGCTAGAAAGCCCTAGAGCATCTGGTAGAAGTATTATAAGGCTACGACCTAATTCATCTACTGTAGCTGTAAAATCTGTACCTCTAATAGCTATATTTGCTGTAGGTGTTTTAAGAGATATGTTTTGTTTATCTATGCGGTTTAAGTTACCAGTTATAAACCTAGCTGTGCCCAAACCAAAAGTAATAGCCATTTTAGATTTACTTGGGTCTGGGTCATAAATATATTCATCAATTAATAATTGTGAATGTTCTGTAAGTTTTACAACAGAGTCATCTAAAAAAGTAATAGCCATTCTACCATTCGTAGTAATAGCTTCATCATTACTTTGTATAGCAAATTTTAAATTAGCTTCATAAGGCTTATCTCTTACTATTTGAGCTACACCATTAAGTTCTGATATATCTCCAATATTAGCAGCTTGTGCTTGTACCTTGGTCGTTTTGAATGACGCAAACAGTAGAAGCAGAAGTGCCAGAAACGGATATGATTTTAAGCCAGTCATTATCTTGGGTACTTAATTGTGAAATATTAAATGTTCTTGAACCTCCAGTATGGTCTAACCAAAAATATCCACCTGCTGATGCATTGACTCCAGTACCTGTATAAGTAACTGTATTATCAGAACCATCTATATCCATATAGTTAGTTGCACCATCAATATTTATATTTGAAGTAACTGTGTTATTAGAGCCTTGTATTATCCAATCTAAATCTAGTGATGCAGCTATAGCTGATGTTCCTTGATTTAATGTAAAAGTATTACCGCTACCAGTAACAGCTACATTTTGATTAGAGCCATCTGAACTGTATGAATCTGTAGGGTCTACTTGAATTGTAAAAGAATTTGTACCACCGGTAAATTGATAAAATCCTGTAAAGTTATCAGCATATATATCACCAAGAAACTTATTAGTTGCACCAATCATATTAATATCTAGTGTCATACTATTACCATCTAAATCAAAAGGATTAAGACTACCTGCTGTAGAATTTAAACCTCCTATAATATTAGATATACCTAGTTGTTCTAGGTCTATATTAGCACCAGTACCAGATTGGTCTACATAAATTTCATTATCAGCCCCGTATGTTGGCAATGCACTCATCATCACAATCAGGCTTATTAATTTTATTTTCTTCATATTTCCAAAAACTCCTGTCGTATCCGACATTAATTATTTCCAACACAGCACTTTCTATAGCTTTCATAAGTGCTAATGTTGTTGACTCGTTCCTTGAATTACCCAATTCAATTTCAACAAGCTCTGTGCCCATTTCAATAAAACGAAATACATCTTCTGATTTACCATAACTAAATATAGTTTTTTCAGTCATTACTTCTATAAGTATTTCACCTGTGGCTACTGATACCATGCGTAAGGTTACTGTAACGCTATCTTCTCTATATTGAATACTAGAGCCAATACCTAAATATCTAGCCCCAACACCTCCTGTAGAAAGATTGCTTTCATAGGCAATAACAGCACCTTCGATTAAAACTCCTGCAAATAATAAAGGTCTTAATTGTTTTTTCTTTTCTTCATCTGATACAGATTGTTCTCTAGCTGACCTTATTAACTGTCTTTCTTTTGTTAAATTATCTAAACCTACTCTTTCAACTACTGTAAAAAAATCACCATTACCTGCGTGTTTTAAAGCTCGTATAAGTAATGCGTTAGGTTGTTGTGTTATAGCTGTGCTAAATAAAGCAAACTCACTATTACTTTTACGCTGACCTGTTTGGTCTGTAAAAGCTGTAGGATATACAGCTACAACTGGTTTTATTTTTGGTTTTGGTACATTAGCAAGTTCTTGTGATTGTAATTCAGATATATTAACTACATTATGTTTTTGAAACCTATGTTCATAAGTATCTTCAATCTGATTAAATATAGAACAGCTAGAACAAAAAAGTACCAATAGGTATCGTAATTTCAGTAACTGTTCCATCGGCTTCCGTTATTTTTAATGTTAATGTTACACCATCACTTGTATATTCAATGGTGTTTCCTTCTAATGTTATAGTTCCAGAGTCAGATGGTGTTTCGCCAAAAAGATTATTTACAAGTTGTCTTGATAATTCTGCATATACCCTAGACTCTAAATTACGCAAAAATCTTGCGAGAGTTGAATTTTCTTTTTCTCTTTCTATTTCTTCTTGCAAAGCTTTTATTTCTTCTTTAATTGTAAGCTTTCTAGTATATTGTTGATTTTCTATTGTAAGGTAATGACTTGATGTTCCAATGCCACTAAAGCTAGGAGATTTAAACTTGTGTACTATTTGGTCTGCCCATAAAGGATTAGTTAATATAAGCAATCCAAATAAAACAAGTAAGCCAAATGCTATTCTATATATCCAAATATTAGTCTTTTCTTTGGTCATCTCTACCTGCCTTTGCTATTTTTCCACTATCAATTAAATTAGGTACTCCTAATATTGTTTTTATTAAAGTATCTTGTCTTATAATTTCGTTATCTAAACTACGAACTCTATCTATCAATGCTACTAAAATGCCGTGTTGTGCATCAAGTTTTGTACCTAATCGTTCTTCTATTGCTGCTATTTGTGATTCTACTTTTTCATCAACAGTATCTAATTTAGTTTCCATACCATCAACAATACGCATAATAAGTTTATAAATAAACCAACCAAGACCAAGTGCGGCTGCAATAGGAAATCCAACTTCTTGAATTAAAGTAACGGCTGACTCCATTAATAATCACCCCAAACTTTAACTTTTTTTCCTCCATGATATTCAACAGCATGACCTTCTTTAATTAATAATTTACAAATATCTTTGCCATCTTCTGTATAAGGTATGCCTAATATACGACCATACTTTCCTTTGCCTAAAGATTTAACTTTTATTTTTCCTGTACAAAGTTCTTTAAGTCTTTCTTTTGCAGCAAGACCTAATTTTTTTTCTGCTAAATCTCTAGTCCTACTTTCAGGTGTATCAATACCTGCAAGTCTAACACGCTGTTTATGTAGCCTTACATCAAAGCCTAAATCAAGACAACAATCAAATGTGTCTCCATCTACAATTCGTTCTAATGTAGCGTTATAAACAAACGCATCAGGAGATTTAGCCACTATTATCAGTAAAGTTTTTCTTTTTCTTTACTCTTTTAGTAGTCCAAGCTTCATCTACATTTGGTGTTGATTTATCATCAGCTACATAATGTCCTTTTTTATTTCTAGCTCTTACTTTTACTTTTTCAGTTCCAGTAACTTTGCTCCACATTTTTTCTAACCAACTCATTATTTGTCCTTTGCTTTAAGTACATTTAATGCACACCAGTCAATTACTTTATACAAGTAACTAAACCAATGGTCATCTTTTGGAGTTGGTGTTATTGCTGCTATAACAGAAGCTATAGATATAATTGCAGTTACCCACATTAATACATTAATTGTTGTCATTTTTATCCTCCTTTGGATTATTATTAACTTGCTCTTTCATGCTTTCTGCCAAAGCTTCTTGATACATATTTAAACTAGGCATAAGCTCATCAATTTCAAACTGATGTTGTGATATTTTTTTAGTTAAACTATTGATGTGTAACTGTATGTTTTGCTGTTGAGGTGTTAATTCAATTTCAACAGTTTCTTTTTTATTTGCCATGATTAACTATTTGCTGCTATATAAGCTTTACCTGTATTAATAGCATTAGTACAATCAGTTTTTTTACTACTAGATGAACCTACTACATTAGGTCTAGGGTCATCTGAATCAACAGGTGCATAAGTTAAAATAGTTTCTAAATGTTCTACGTTTCTGCTTACTACATCATTAATTTCAGATTGTGATAAACCTGCAAGTTCTGCTACAGCAGAAGCATTGGTATTAATATTATTTATTAATGTTACGCTATCCATAGCTGATGTTAAGACTTCGCTTACTGTTTGTGCCATATTATTCTCCTTCGTTTAATTTAGCTTTTAATTCATCTACTTGTGATGAAAGTTCTTTTACTGCATTTATGAGTATAGGTACAAATTTTTCATATTGTAATCCATAATTACCATCTGCATTTTTACTTGTAACAATAGAAGTTTCATTTTCTACTTTATACCCATAATCTCTTTCAAGTTCTTCCACATCTTGTGCTAATAAACCACCATGTAGTTTTGCTTTTTTATGAGTTCCATCAGGAGTTATATCTAAATCAAGACTATAATCTGACCTCATATCCCATCTATAAGTAACAGGTTCTAATTTATTTACAAAATCTAATCCCATTTTTAATGGCTCAACATCTGCTTTATCTCTTTTATCTGATGTAACTGTCCAAGAAACTTTAATTGCTGCTTCAATAATACTGTTGTCGCCAAGATTAATTCTATTACTATGTGTAGTAAAATTACCTCCTGGTGAATCTGACCTACCTGCATGGTGTCCAAGCAATAAGTTGTTAGTAGCAGAAGTTAAACTTTGTCCTGCTAATCTGCCTACACAAGTATTATCAGAAGCCGTTGTTGCATCTTCCATAGCTTCAGAACCTATAGCAACATTATCGCTTCCTGTAGTAATATTTGGTGCGGCAATACTAATAGCAACATTACCTGTACCTGTAGTACAGTCTGTAAGTGCGGTATAGCCGACAGCTACGTTATTATTTGCGGTAGTTGCGGCATCTAAAGCAGCAGCACCGATACCAATATTATAAAGTCCTGTAGAATTAGAATACATAGCATGATAACCAACAGCTACGTTACTATGTCCTGTAGTATTTGAAAACATAGTATTAGTACCAACGCAAGAATTATCGTAACCTGTTGTGGTATTTAAGCAAGATTGATAACCGATAGCTGTAATTCCAGTTGTAACTACATCTTGTGCTGCTTGGAATCCAACTGCTACGTTTGTACCTTGTGTAGTTGAAGTTACTAAAGCTCCTTTACCCACAGCTACGTTACTAGAGCCTGTAGTACAAGCTGTTAATGCATCAGTACCTATAGCTGTATTACTACCGCCAGTTGTATTAGCATCTAATGCACCTTTACCCATAGCAATATTTGAACCACCTGTTGTATTTGCTGCTAAAGCATTTTGACCAACTGCTGTGTTTGGTGTTCCTGTAGTGTTTGCTAATAAGGCATCTTTACCTACTGCTGTATTATTATCTGCGGTGGTATTGGCACCTAAAGCATCATGTCCAACTGCTACATTATTTTTACCAGATGTATTAGCATCCATTGATGAAGTACCTACTGATGTATTATTTCTACCATCAGTACCAGTATTTACTAATAAAGCCTGATAACCAACTGCTGTATTGTTACTGGATGTGGTATTTGCCCCTAGAGCTTCTCTACCCAAACCAACATTATTGGTTCCTGTCGTATTATTTTCAAGTGCCAAAACACCCATAGCCACATTATCTGTGCCTGTAGTATTGTCAAGCAATGCGTGATAACCAACAGCAGTATTGTTATCTGCTGTAGTATTAGCTGAAAGTGCATAAGCACCTAAACCTGTATTGTTACTTCCTGTTGTTGTAGCATCTAAAACACCTTGACCTATAGCGTGGTTATAATTACCTGTAGTATTTGCAGCTAATGCACCATCACCAACAGCTACTTGTTGAACACCTGTTGTATTAGCACCAAGAGCATTATTACCAACAGCTACCATATTAGCACCAGTGGTATTAGCATCTAAAGCACCTTTACCAACAGCAACTAATTCAGAACCTGTAGTGTTTGTTAATAAAGCAAAATGACCGACTGCTGTGTTATTACCGCCTGTAGTATTATTACCTAAAGCTGCTCTACCTAAACCAGTATTATTATCTCCAGTTGTGTTTGCATTTAAAGACCCTTTACCAACTGCAGTATTTGGTCCACCTGTAGTATTAGATGCAAGAGCATCATATCCAACTGAAACATTGTTATCAGAAGTAGTGTTAGCTGCTAAAGCACTACCACCAACAGCCACGTTACCTGCACCTGTGGTATTCGCACTTAAAGCAGAAGTTCCAACTGCGGTGTTGTTTGAAGCTGTTGTATTAGCATCTAGTGCTTGACCACCAACAGCGACATTAGAACCACCTGTTGTATTAACTAATAAAGCATTTCTGCCTATGGCTGTGTTAAAAGTTGCTGTTGTGTTAGCTCCTAATGCATCTGTTCCTACAGCTGTGTTATAGCCACCAGTTGTGATTGCATCACCAGCACCTTTACCCATTACAGTATTTTCTGTACCTGTAGTAACAGCTAATAAAGCATCAGTACCAACTCCTGTGTTATTAGTACCAGAAGTAAGATTTAAGAATACGCTATCACCTAGACCTGTATTGCTACTAGCACTTGATAAAGTACCTGTAGTTGTATCTTGTTTTATTAAAATACTATTAGTAAAGTTTGTAGTATCAGCAAGAATAGATACGCCATTTATATTTGAAACACTTGATAAATTTATATCAGTAAAAGCATCAACAACTGCTGCTCCTGAACCTGCTCCATCTGAATAAACTACTTTTACATCACCATTAGGTATAGTTACATTAGCACCACTACCTTGGGATATGTTAATTGATTGTGAACCTGAAGTTGCATTTTCTATAATCCAAACTTTAGATACTGTATTTGGTGCAATAGTAAGTGTTCTAGTTGCTGTTAAACTAGCACCAGAAGTTACTTTAAAATATAAACTTCTTGCTGGGTCTGTAGCACCATCAGCTATAGTAGTTGTTGCATCTGCATCACTACCAAAAGAAGCTTCAGTTGCATAACTAAATGCTTCTGCAATTAATTCTAAGTTAGTATTTGTGGAAGTACCCCAAGTACCTGACTCATCACCAGTTGCTATTTCTTTTAATCTTAAATCATTTACATATGTTGCCATATTTTATTCCTATATTAAGCTACTTCTTCCCAATCTGGGGTTTGAGTAGTATTTATATTACTATAATTTGGTGTTTGTGTATCATCTATGTTTGCCCAATTAGGTGTCTGACTATCATTTACTAAACTCCAAATATTAACTGTTTGTGTTTGTCCTATAGCACTTACACCTGTTGGTAATATAATAGCTTTTGCTATTGTAGTTACAGAACCTAAACTTGTTGTTCCTTTTAGTCCTGTTACTGAAAGTATATTATTAGTAACTAAACTTATACTTCCTAATCCGCTAGTTGCAGATAAACCTGTTGGAGATACTGTTGCTCCTGCAGAAACTGATTCATCACCAAGCGTTCCTACTGAAGCAGAACCAGATACACCTGTTACTGCAGCACCTGCTGTTATAGCGTTACCTAATGCTGAAGTACCTGCTAATCCTGTTGTTGTTGTATTTGCATCAGCTGAAACAGTTTCGTTTCCTAGTGTTGATGTACCAACATTACCTGTTGCAGAAACATTAGCTTTAGCTATTACAGATTCATTTCCTAGTGATGATGTAGCATTTACTCCAGTTACACTAACTAAAGCTTTTGCTATTACTGTTTCATTTCCTAATGATGATGTACCTGCAAGACCTGTAACAGCTACTATAGCTTTAGCTACTACAGTTTCATTGCCAAGACCAGATGTGGCACTAAGTCCTGTTACTGATATGGATACAGAAGTTCCGCCCCATACATCAGAACCCCAAGAGCCACGACCCCAGCCGACAGACATTTATTTAAGCTATTCTTATAATAGCGTTTGATGCATCTGCTGTTGGGAATTGAATAGTGAAATCACCTGCTGTTGAAGTTTTATCTCCACCAAAATCTAACACACAAACTGAAGGGTCGCTTGATGCAGCTTCGTTATAAATTAAAGCACCTCTTGCAGTAATTGTAGCTGTACTAAATGTTAAATCATTAAAGTCTGTTAGTGCAGTTGTACCAGATGTTGTAGGTGTAACGCTTGTTAAAAACGCACCTTTAGCAGTGTATCCAGTTCCACTTACTTCATTACTTGAAGTATATGCAGTAGTAGCTGCATCTAAAGAAGCACTGCTTGTATAAAGTGCTAGTTTAAATTGGTCAGATGCTGCAGTAAAATTATGTGTAGCAGTCATCAATTCTTTTTTAAATGAAGTACACATTGCTTGTGTTATTGCCATTATAGTCTCCTAATAATATTAGCCATTTCTTTATGACCTTGTTTTTCTAATAAACCTGCTACTGTTGCTCTATCACTAGCAATAGCTTGTTTTAAATATAATAAAATAACTTGTTGTATAGTATCCTTAAATGCTTCTGCTTGGGCTTTCACCATAGGGTCAGCATTATCACTTATACCAATAAGTTTTTCTACTAATCTTTCTGTCCAATATTCTGGACTTAAACCTTTGTTTTCTGTTGTTTGAACATTTACAGTTCCTAGTGTTGGCTTTACATCTACACTAAACATTATGTTCTTTGTACCCTAACAACATCATCTCTGTAAGTATCAACAGTATTATCTCCTTCACCCAAACTTTTTAATCTTGATATAGATTCCATATATCGTTTTTCATATTGTGCCATTAAATCTGGGTCGCCTTTCATATACATATATCCTTCTATTAAAGAACCATATAGTAAAGCATTTCTAGCATTTGTAGATAACCATGTAGTACCGCTATCTGCACCTGCTGTTAAAGATGCTGGTCTATAAAAATAATGTAATTCAGCTGTAAAAGCTGCGTTTGGTGTAGGTCCAACTATAAAAGTTGAATCATCAAACAATGCATAATGTTTGGGTATTCCAGTTGTTGATGCATTTGGATAAGCTTCTCTTATAAAGTTTACATCTTTAAATAATAAAAAAATTTCTTCATCAGAACTTGTAATAGATAAAGAAAAATTATCTAAAAAATCTGTTGGTGTAGATAAATACTTATTACCTGAAGATAAACTACCTGTAACATTTTTTCTAAATACAGGAAGCTTTACTGTTTTTAATATTCTTTCTTCTGCTTGTTTAATTATATTATCAATATTAGAAACAAAACTTGTTTCTGTATTTTGTAAATAATCTTGTATTAAACTTTTTAATTCTGAATATGTCATATTATCCTGTTGTTATTGTTACTTTGCCTATGCTTCCATGCATTACTAATCCTGTTCCAGTAACAGGGTCAAAACCAAAAAGCTTTCTTGAACTAGCTTCACCAGTGTCAACTCTTGCATCATATAAAGTTTGTGGGTCTATTGTTGATACAAGGTTTACATCTAATTGTGGTTGGTCTGGGTCATAACAAGTATAACAAACTCTTAAACCATTTTTTACTTTGTTTTCTGTTTCATACCTAAGTTCATTTAACTTATAAGTAAATCCACATCTATCACAAATGCCTAAAGCTTTTTTACCTGTTGCGTATGCCATAATTAAATGTGATTATTAAAAGGAACAAATCTTACTGATGCTCGTTCTCTATCAGCATCACTTACATCATTCCATAATTCTTCATACTTTTGTTTAATCATTGGTACTTTTTGTAAAGCATCATTGTTTTTACAAGCAATATTATATGCCAATCCATAAGTCATACATGGTAAATATCTTGTAGGAACAGCAGTATTGTTACTAGCTACATTACCTGTGTCTTCTATTTTTTTAACATAGTAATAAACTAATGTATAAGTAGCATTACCATCTGGAGATGACCATAGCTTTATTGCTGGAGTACTAATGTTTCTATCAAAATAAAATAAACTTGGTTTACCTTTATTTAGTTTATTAGCAATGTGTGCATATTCACTTACAGATATTCTTCTAAGTGTTTGGTCAACTTGTTTGCTTACATCACTAGCATCTGTTCTTATAAAAGCTTCTATAATATCTAATACATTACTATCTAATGTATAGCTTTCAGTACCTTCTGTTAATGTTTGTGTACCTTCTTCTACACTAAATAAATTTAAACCTCTATTCTGCCATTCAAGAAATAATAAATCTAAAGCCCTTCTAGCTGTTTTATACTCATAGCCTGAACGCAATTCAAGTCCACATAACTCATATGCTTCTTCAATAATATCACTTAAATCTAAATTAAATGTAGTTGTTCCACTTGTTGCCATTATCTATACCTTGCTGTTTTCTTTGCTATCTTTTTAGGTTGTTTTACAAACTGTTTACCT